TTTGCGACCACTACGTTCAATCAAACTCTCAATCGAGTCTGCCATATAACCAATCTTGTATTGGTCATAATCAAAATGTCCTCCGCTCATGTTGTTGTTTATTTAGTTGTTTGTAGTCAGGACAGGATTCGAACCTGCATCAGACGAGATGGATATCCAGTAACTCGTTGCTTTAGCCAATTACGCCACCTGACCAACCTGTTTTATTTAATTGACTTCATCAACGTAACTGGAACTTGACTACCATACAAAGGTGTCTTACCATCCCACTTACTAATAAATTTATCGGTAAGGATTTGCTCAGTTAAACCTTCTGAGAGAATCTTATTGTATTCTGTTTGCAACCTTGCAAGCTCGTTACGCTTACGTTGCTCAATGATTTGCTGATCTAGTACAGACACGTTAGTGTTTACCTCATTACGAGTATCAATCTTTTGCTTTACTTTATCAGAGAAGTCCAGGTTAGCACTAAACGTCAATAACTCCAATCCTTTATTGTCAAATGCTTTACGTACAAGCTCCTCAATCGTTTTCTCAAACTTAAGAGATCCACCAGAAGCCATCAAGCTATCTGTAACGTACTTACGTGATTCCTCTTTAATCAAATCGTAGATGTGAGGCTCCAATACATTATCCTCCAATGCTGTCATAAAGTTATCACCACTACCTAAACGAGCATTTTGGAATACAAGATCAACTACTCTACCATCAATAGCTTTGTAGGAGTACAGTGGCTTTGCTGTAAACTCAGTATTGTCAGCAGCCTTCAAATGCAATACCTGATCTCCAAAGTTAGCACGTTGCTCATACAACGGCACTTGGAATAACTCAGTACCAGGACCGGCAGTGAATACTCGACCTTGCTGTCGGCTGTAATCAGACTTACCACTCTTACCATAATTCTCCATCAATACACCTGCAAAGTTAGGAGCAACTCGTTCGCAAGAGGTCATTGTCATAGTTGCAGCTACTGCAACGATAAACATTGTAATTTTGTTTTTCATGTTGTTATTTGTTGTTTTTATCAATTTGGTTATTAAGTTGTTTTCCGGCTAAGTAGATTGCTAGTACAGCAATACCAATACCAAGCCAAGGTGAAATGTGATTAAACATTAGTGCACAGAGGAAGATGATTCCAAGTAGTACTAACACTGACATAATAGTTTTTGATATCATTTATTTTTAGTTTTACAGTTAGGACAATAGTAGTTGTAGTCTCGAGCATCGTAGTGCTCACCGCATCCGGTACACTTAAACCACACTTCGTGATTAAAGTGCAGTAACTTTATTATCAACCTTTTCATTGGCTTCTTTGTTGTTCTTGTATTTGATTGTTGCATAAGTACCAAGGAAGGCACCGATGACAGCAGCAATGATTAAGGAGTGATCATCTACATATGATGTAGTAGAGATAGCTCCAAACAAGATAATGATTGATCCCCATGCAGCTGCTTGCGCAGCTTTCTTTTCAGCAATCTTCATAAAGTAAAGAGTCCAGCATACGTCGGCTAATGTCATTGCAATCATTACCGATAAGAATTTAAGAATGTAATTGTAGTCCATGTTGTGTTATGTTGTTTAGTAGTTGTTTTAATTTGAATGCTTGTGTACTGCGAATAGTGTAGTTAGTAACTTGCTTATCAATGTAAGCAGAAGCTGTATCGAATCCTCTTGCATCGAGTAAGTCCATCATCATCTGACCAACCTTCTCATAAGCTTCTTCTGTACCAACAAAGGATGTACTACAACCTTTCACAATACCTTTCGGATTGTAAGTAGTTGACTTGCTACCACCCTTGAGCACAGTACCAAACCTCTTACGAGCATGCTTGTTGATAGAAGCGGCTTGCTCCTTAGTCATCACTTGCACAGTGTTGCCGGTCTTGTGGTATACAATATCCACACAGCCGTAGGTCTCAACCTCTGAGCAGTCAGTACAATGTACGAAACCAAGCGCTACACGAGCCTTGGGAATTTTGTTGTCACACTTCTTGCAGTTCATATGTTTATTTTTTTTTACGTAATGTATCAATAATTGTAGCCCAACTCATAATGAGTAGTAAACCGGTTAAACCGATAAACAGTGTAGTTGGAAAGTTCCACCATAAAGTGGCAGCAAAGCTACCAAGTAATAGCAGAACAAGTGTTTTTGTGAACTTAGACATTAGTCGAGGTCATTTACGTTAACTACTTTCATCTTCTTATCCACACTCTTGTCAAAGTATTCTGTTATGGTTGGTCCAATACCAGCAAGTATCTCTCCATCAGCCTTTTCAGTAAAGCTGTAGATTGTATACCTGACTCCTTCAAGCTCACAATAGCGATCAACCTCGTAGACAAGATTCTTATTGGTAACAATCATTGAGATACTCCATTCAGTGCTAAGTAGGAATGATCTATCGATACCAGCAAAGTCTCCACTTTCAGTTGGGTAATACTTGCCATCATGACCTCTCATATAATCCATACCAGTTACTTTATTGCGGTAGCCGAGTACGTAGGCTTGCTTAGGTGTGTTTGCTAATTCATCAGCAACATCAAGCGCATCATTGTAGCCTTGTTGATAGGCTTCAATCATTAGCTTTTGTAAGAAGTTGCCAAGAGTGTCCACATTCTCAGCAATGCATGTTGCTAAGAAGCGATTTAGTTTTTGATCAGTTGGATGCATTTGCTATAGTTTTTACTTTAGTTGTATATTCAGGATCTTCCGCATAGCCTATCCATCTAAGGAAGCCATAATAAGATCTGTGTTGGTTTGGTTTGTAGTGTCGATCTTGCCATCTCTTGTAGTATGCACAACACTCTTTCCAATCCGCAAATCTAAGATACCCTTTTGAAGTACGAAATCCAAATAGATTGTTGTGCGTACGAGTAAGTGCACTCTTGTAATGCCCAGTCTCAAGTATACTTTGTGCAAGTACAATTCTCGAATGCTTTACACCAAGCCGTCGAAGCTCAGCTAGTACAGCTTTGCGAGACGGCTCAGGACAAGGTATAGTAATTGTATGATGCTTTGTGTCATCTTTACTGTGAGATGTACAAGCGACAAGTAATGCGAGACATAGGAACCACTTTTTCATTTTGATAGTTGTTTTGACATCGATCGATGTGCTGATTTAACTGATACAATAAACCTTCTCTGTGCACACGTAAACACTCTTGTAAACGTAGCAATCTCAGGAAAGTCCTGTGGTGGACGAGCTGCAAGATACTTATACAGTATCATCCAAAGAAACTTGAACAATGTTATCACCTAATCGTCTTAGTTGTAATGATTCGTGCTCCGATACGTTAATTACGTATTCGCAGCCAAGCTGTTGTTCAGCAGTCATTTATCCTCCTTTTGATTAGTTTTAATTGTTGATACTAACTCCTTACCTTTATCAGTTACCCAAATAATCTCATCACCCTTATCATCTTCAATACTGTCTACAAAGCCAAGCTTCTTGAGATGGTTAATGTGAGTGTGAGCAGTTGCAATACCAATAGTTTCAGTAAACTCTTCTTCATCCCACTTCATCTCACCACCACCAAAGAATTTCTGCAATGCAGACTCACATAGTAGTTCTTCGAGTACAGCTGGGTCCACCTCATCCATAAGGTCATAGTAGTATGCTACTTCCATAGTTGTGTTAACTAGTTCTTGCACCGCATCAGGATAATCCTTTGACACAGTTCCGATATTGTAGGTTGTCATTATGATTTCATTTTTTTACGAGTGTTAAGTTTAGGTTTAAGTTCGTTAATAAGATCAGCCTCGTAAGCATATGCTTCAGCCTTACCACGAATAGTCTCAAGAATACGAATGTCGAAGTTATCGACTCCGTACTTGCGAATAGCTTTCGGTAATGCCCAATCCTCATTGAGGTTAATAGCTTTATACTGATGCGCTTTCCAACGTTGCATAAGCGTGCGTTTTTTAGCTATACCTTTCATTACTGTGATACCGATGTATGTCGACCCCGTCGGGATACACTCAATTTCATACACCAAATGGTTTCGGTCGGAACGTCTTTTTCTGCTCATAATCAGTTAGTTATAATTGCTTGATACTCAGGTACATAGCGATAGCACTTGAGTGGAGATTCAATATATAAAGATCACCCTAATTTCCGTATCTACAACAGTCAATAGCGAATCTTTCTCCCTGATTATCAGCAAGTTACATAACTCATTGATTCTCAGATAGAAAGATTTCCGTGCTCCTGCAGAATCTTATTCATAATCCCGCACGGCAATTACGTACGGGAATCGCGGTACACCATCCGGTGTGAGGTTGAAGTACTTGATAGTAGCCTCTTTGCCTATTAACGCTTTTCTGTTTTTCCACATCTCAGTTGCCAACTCCCAATTCGCTTTCACATTAGACTTGAATGGAATGCCATCGTTAGATTGGAAAACCATGAACCCAACCATACCGGTTTTATTCCCCTCACCCTCACACACATCAAGGATAGTATATTCATCGTCCTGAAAGGACTTATGTTTTAATAAGGACTTAGTACGTTTGCATTCATACTTGGTATCTTGCCTCAAGATCTGACCTTCATAACCTCTATCGACATAATCTTCGTAGAAGCCATGAACATCATTCTCATTATCTGCTTGGTTAGTTTCAACAATCACACAACAGTTGGGTAATTGAATAGACATCAACTCAGCATATCGTTCAGTGAATGTACCTTTATGTGAAGGTAAGTCATATATGTGATACTCAATCGCATTAGCACTCTCTTTAAGATCCTCTTTAGTAGGCTTAGTCTTTTTAACTAAAGAACATATCTTGTTGAAGTCATTTGCAAACTTATCAGCATACAACTCACCATCAAATATCAGATCTGGATTGTTTGCAAATAATGGTGACAATGCTTCAAATATATGAGGAGCTGAATCAATCGGTTTACCGTTTCTAGTCCACATACCATCTTCACTTACAATACAACGGATACCGTCAAGTTTCGGCTGCGAGTAAAGTGGGAATTTAATTCCATCTTTGTAATCATTCCAATCCTTGGCAAGCATTGGACTAAAGAATGTTTTCTTGTCAATGTCCTTTGTATTATCAAAGTAACCGGAATCAATCTTCTTTTGCCATAATGCTTGTGCCTCTTTATTGGCTTGTTCAACAGCTGACGTCTCATTTGCTCGATTAGTATTCTTACCAGTGCAATGAGTCCATTCAGATGTAGTCTTCGCACCATCAGTATAACCTGAAGTAGTACGATACTTGTTCATGTCAGTTTCAATAGACCACTCAGATACTTTTCCGTTAGTGGCTCTTTTAAATAATGTTGCAAATCTGTATCTCATATGTTGTGTGTTGTTTAGTTACTACTTGTCATTCGTTGACGGCGGATCTCACTCTTCTTAATCTTACGAGTCTGCTTAGTTACAGCAGGATGATTCAACTCACCTCTCCTACCTGGACGCACATAGCGTGGTCCACTCTGTCCTTTATTAGGACGGTAGTTCTTCTTCTTCGAGAACTTGTTGACATTCTTAGTCTGATAGACTGATAGTCCTGAGTATGGTGTGACACAGGACGATGCCATCATCACCACCATTAAGTAAAGTAATAGTTTTTTCATATTGATTGTGTTTTGTACACCCGGTTGGATTCGAACCAACGGCCCATAACTTAGAAGGTTATTGCTCTATCCAGCTGAGCTACGGGTGCATATTATTAGTCGTTATTAGGTGGTTGCTGAGGTTTATATGTCAACAATGCTACAAGTACTACGATACCAAGTGCTTGTGAGAAGTTGATTTCATGTATACCATCAACAGCTCCAACAAGACAAGTATTCCACAGCCACATTACTGGTAGGCCAAAGAACAACGCAAAGGCAACGCACGCTACAGCAAAGACTGCAATTGTTTTTAAGATATTTTCCATATTAGTATTTTACGATTAGGTTGTCTACTTTAGAGTGTGGGTCACAAGGTTTGAATATATGCTTATTGCTGTCAACAATAGTTCTAACAAACTTAACCCAATTAGTTGTTTTTGGGTTGACTACATTAACATACACAATTTCATTCGATTTCAAAACATCATACAACATTTTTATATCCTGATGATGGTGCATTGATATATCGACATTAAAGGATTTCATTTCCGGTACCCACTTAATATGATCAGCAGAAATAGTTGCATGCTCTACTTTTACCGGTTGAGCGAAGTGATTCTCAATCTCAGTCATAATTGGCTGTACTCCTTGCACAATGTTGGAATCCCAAATAGTCATTTCAGTTACACCAACCTTTGCAAACTCCTTCTTCACCTCTTCCATAAACAATTTAACATCGTTCTTGTATGCTTTGATAGCACCAATATGCTTTGCACAAGTTGGTCCAATACCAGTAGCAATGGATGTGTGATCAGTTAAAGATTTACCACACACACGACAAGCACTCACAGTACCATCAGCGTTAGGTGAAACGTCCATAGTAATCTTGTAATGGCTACCACCACGAGACCGCTCTACGTTCTTAATGTTGTGTACACGAAGCGTGAAGATGCCATATTTCATTCCAAGCTTTTTCTTGAAGTGATTGAATGCAGCACCTTTGTTGACTGTAATGTCACACGGATGAAGAAACATAACTGGTACGAATGCTTTAGAGGGTGTTTCAATCTGCATATTCTTACGAACGATCCCCCATTGCTTCTCTGACAAGCCGCTTTGCTTAAAGCCATTTTGGCCATTAAACTTGTCCCTCATCTCAGTCATTAGATTATATGTACCACCATAGTTTCTTAGGTGTTGAACAAGCTTCTGAGCCTCTTCGGCAGTACAAAAGCCTTGAATATGATCCGGACTCATATACTTTGCGACCGGTTGGTAGTTTTGATATTGTCGTCTATAGTATGCCATAGTGTTAGTGTTTTTTAGATTTAACTTCATCGATGTGTTTGCATTTTCTTCGGAACCCAAATGCTGGGCAAGAGCAGGACCATTGATTATTTCTATACTCAACAGTGTATGAACCTTTACCGGTTGAAGATTTCACCTGCACACTCAAATCACCTACGCTTGGTTTAGCTTCTTGTGCACGCACCGGTCTACTCCAACGTTTGTTTAGCAGTTCGGAAGTTACCGAATCGTCACAGTCAAACCAAATACCACCGATGATTGCGTACTTGGTCTTGGTAGCCGGTCCGACAAACACCAATGGTGGTAGTAGTGATTCAATTTTTTCGGGTAGTGATTTAGCAGTTAGCATCTTAGTATATGCCGGTTACAATGTTATACACAGTTAATACAATTGCAAGTCCGAAGACCATTGAGAACATAAATACAAGTGTTTGTACTGCGAGAATTTGAACATCTCTCTTCGTGCGAAGCTCCTGCAGGAACGCACGGAAGCTGTAGTCGGTTGTTTGACTGTTTTTCATATAGTGTAATTTAGAATGTAAAGATCACCCTTTTTTCCGTATCTGCAACATTCAACGGTGAATCTTTCTACCTGGTAATCAAGTAGTTAGCGTAACTAACTGAGTATCAGGCACAAAAAAATCTCCCTGATAATCAAGTAGTTAAGTTAACTAACTGAGAATCAGAGAGATCCTATCTGCTGCGGGATTATGCTCTACGCAGGGACTGCAATACTTCAATCACAGTATCTTTCAATTCAAAATTGAATTTTGATACTTGCTCAAGTACATCATCAAGTGATTTGTTATAAATTGTACTCTCACTTTCTAAAGCAAGTGTTGTTTGACCTTGCTCATAGCCTTCTATATAACCAGCATCGAATCCCATTTGATAACCAAAAGAGTAGTTCTGATCCTCATCAATATCAATTTCTTCTTCGAATTCATTGAATTCTACCTCATCGACATCATCGTGATGTGCTGTTGCGTCATGTTCTTTATTCATTGTCTCTTATCTTGTTATGCTTACAATAACTTTTCTATTACGAGCATCAGGAGCATATACTGCTGCACTCTCATCATACAACTCAATAATTGTAAGTTCGGTTACATCTACTCCAGTTCTCTTTTTGATAACACTATTAACGTATTCTGCAACAGTATCGGCTCTCTTCTCAACAAGAGCTTTATTTGCTTTGTCAGATCCGGTTGTGTCACAATATGCACTAATTTTTATGTGTTTATAGTCATCATCACTTTGTATTGCTTTCTCAAGAACAGAATCAAGTATATCCAAATATGCAACTTCCATAGATGCACTATTAGACATAAAGTAGATAGTTGCTGAGTCAGGTAATTCAACTTTTGGCTTTGGTGGAGCTTCATACTTAACAGTCTTCAATACAACTGTAGTATCGTGAACTACCTCAGGTACAAGATAGTGATATGGATTGTCCCACTCAATAATTTTCTTCTTACCGAGAGTATAGCTAATACCAGCTGATAACCTGAAATACCCGTCGTTAAAAGTGTAATTTACCTTAGTAGCATCAAGTTTGTCTGAGCTTGTGAAATTGGCACATCCATCCAAGAATAGTGCTGTACGATTACCAAGTCTATACTTAGCACCTCCACCAATCAAAGCAACAGTAGCTTTGCCGTTTTGTGATTTAAGTAGTTGATCTGTTGTATCGCTAAATATATCAGACTTGTGAGATAATCTACCTAATCCACCATACAAGTATAGTTGAGTACTACTCCAATTTCTTAAAGTATGTCCGTTAGTTAAATGTAAATAGAATCTAGCATCCCACTGACTAAGACGGATCTCATAATTAAGACCTTCATTAGTACTGTAGATTGGAGCCGTATTGTAGGCTACTTGAAAGCTTGTATAGTGTGATAGATGCTTTTCAATGTTTAATCCAAAACCCAACTTCTTACTAGCAGAAATTGGTTCAATGTCCATATATTGGAATGGAACGGATAAAGATGGTGCAATGGCCCAGGTACTAAAGTGTTTCAGTTTCAGAGTGTCCTGGCTCTGTTGTGCAAATGCTGACGTAACACATAACAGCAGTAACAATGTAAATAGTTTTTTCATAAATTTGTTTTATTATAAATATTGGTTTTTTTAGGTTTAAGTGTGTTGTAAATAGCGTAAAGGTTTATACATATGATTACACAGCTCAATCCAAGATGTGGATATATTTCTCTTATTAGATCATACGTGATCCATAATACATCACCAACAATCCAAACTATTACTGCTGCAAAATGCTTCTTGCTGGCATTGAGTATATATCCACTCAGTACCAGCAATGTTGCAAACCATCCAATGTAATCTATCATTTTGCAATTAAGGCTACAATTAAAGCTGTACTAAAATAGATGAATCCATTTCGCTGTCTTCTAGTTTTCTTTTGTTTGTTTTTCAAGACTTCCAATGATTTGGATTGGAACTCGTCAAGTGACTGATACTCTTGAATTGTTGACTGATAAGCAATATTCTTCTTTCTCAGAGTTAGTGTCAACTCATCTTGAACCTTTATAGTACTATCTCTATTATCAACTACACTACGTAAGATTTCGTTCTCAGTCTTACAGGCATCGTAGCGAATCAAGTCCTGTGTCATATAACGAACTATCGTAATAGGTAGTACTACATTGCCACTATCAACGGATGCTGTCTTTATATCTGTTTGACAAAAACTGGACAAGCTGCTCAGCATCATTGCTGATAATAGTATTAACTTTTTCATTTGATTTATTTTTTGTGTCTGTTATTTTTGATTCGTAGTCGTGTAGTTTGAATTTTAATATAAAAATGGAGTCCTGCAAGTCTTGGATCTTCACATCATATACCTCTTGCATATCTTGCTCAACATTGATAGTTGTATCAGTCGTGACAGTTGTATCAACAGACTGAGTTTTAGTTACTTCGAGGTCTTGACTAACGTCTGGTCCTTTGGAATTGTAAATGAAGTATATGCAGGTGAGGAATATACCAACACCTGCAGCTACTTTGATTATTTGTGTCTTATTGTTCATTACTTTGCAGAATTAAAATTTGCGTTTACTTCACGTAGATATATGATAGCTCTGATGATATCCTTCTTATCTGAGTATGGTACAAGCTCATATAACTTCTCTTTCATTATCTCACCATACTGCTTTGATTGCTCTTCAATAGTTTCTCTTTTACGAGCAGTGTAGCGACTTACCGGAATATCCAACTCTCCGTGAATAGTGTCATTAGTACCCATAGTAAATGGAACATAGGGTGTACTAAATGCGAGCTTAGTTACCTCATCCAAGTAGACTTCAGTTAGTTGCATCTTTGTCATTGTGTACAAAGAAGAATCTACTTTCGGTGTAGCAACTGTAGCTGTACTATCAAGCTGATTTAGATTGATTGTTGTTTGAGCTGTTGCGTTTAGACTTAGTGCGATAAGCACGGCTGCGAGTAACTTTTTCATTTTTCTTTTTTTGGTTTGTTGTTGTGAATATAATTTTTGTTTTTGCAATATCAATTTCGGTAACAAATCTCGAGATACCATCCTCAAAGTATCTACCAATATCTGTATCAAGTGCAATATAAGGCCCACCTGACGGATCTACCATAGAAAAGACTTCAGTATCAGACTTTGTCAGTTTGAGATATGGTCTGTAATTTTCATTGGTCTCTACTTCATTGGCAAACTCCTGATAGGTCATTGGACGTAGTTTATTCTCACTATTATCTTCAACGAGATAAAAGTAATCCGGCTCAGTCAAAGCATTACACTGATTTAGATAAACTTGATAAGCTGCTGAGTAATCATTAGAATAACCGTATCTAATCCACTCAGGATTATAACCAGTCATTTCGATTTTGCCGTCAGGCCGTTCAGTAAAGGTGATGTTATCACCGTAGCGATTTTGATAGGATTTTTCTTTCATATTAGGCTTCTCCTTTTGGGGTGTTAAATATAGTAGTGTTATTAGTTTTCATTACAGATGGATCAACCTTCTCCAAGGTATACTCTAACACAGCTTGTGTTTCGAGCAATGATTTTGCATTGGTATCAACTGCCTTTGCAATATCATAATCCATTTTCAATAAGTGCATGATGTCCTTATTCTGAGTGTGTTGTTCCAAACCAAGCTCCTCCAACTCTTTGTTAATAAGAGCTATGTGTCGTATGCAGTAAGCTGTAGACAGTGCCCACAGCAGGAATACTGCTATCAAAGCGTAGATCATTTAATGAATATTGATAGTAAACTACGGAAGTGGTTGTAATGTAGTAGTATGAAGTCAATCATGTCAGGGTGTGTGATGCTATCACTACACAAACCAATTGTATGTAACAGTTCGTGCATAGCTTAAACAGTTTCCTCCCAAACACCAGCAGCTTCTGCAAGTATGAGCAGTGTTGCTGCAAACATTATATTCCAAGGTAATAGAATGAAACCGGCGATTCTTAATGCCGATTTACCGAAGCTAATTTGTTTATGCTTCTTAGGATCAGGATGATTCATAACTTATATAGATTTAGTTGCGTCCTTGGTAGGATTCGAACCTACATTTCACAAATGGCCGGTACCAGCCTCAATTGTGGATTTTGCCTCGAGCTTCCCGCGGATTGCTAGTAGCTCAATTAAATTACAAAGACATACGAATTACTTCGTAGTGGTTGTATCTGTAGCAGTGACAGTAGCAGTGCTATCAGCAACCAAAGCTGTTGTGTCAACTGTGGTTGTACTAACGGCTGCAGTAGTGTCAGTAGCAGTGGTAGTTGATTCAGTTGTGGCAGTGCTGCAAGAAGCAAGCAAAACCAAAGCGGCAATTGCAATGTAATTTTTCATTTTTTTGTTTTTGTTTTTGATTTAATTTATGTTAATATAAGGTTAATTTTTGAATTGTCCAACTTGAGATCTGTAGTGTTCAAGTTTCTCGAATGTACTTTGGTCGCGAATTATATCGATCTCTTGATATGAGTCGTCTTCACTCGATCCAATGTTAACAATGTTACTACGGTAGGCTGATGCACTCGAGTGCTCGGTACAAGTGTCAGTTCCAGGCAGAGCCTTTAGTCTCCCCTCCGGGATCGGCTCATTACAAATTTTGCATTTTTTCATAATGTGTTGTTTTTATAAGAATATAAAGATACCCTTAAATATCTGAATAAACAACAATCATGCAAAAAATTATCTCCTTGAGTATCAATCACTTAGTATAACTATTTGATTATCAAGGAGATAATTTTACTTCCACTGCCCCGTAGCAACAATCTGTGCAATAATGCCATAGATTGATAGGTCCTTGAATGTATCCATTACAGACTCATCCTTTACTTGAGCTTCGTTCTTCATAACAACAAGATTCTTAATTCGTTGCACCTTGTCATTCATTCTGAAGAATAGTCCAGTCATTGCAAGATCTAGTTCTTGCTTTGTTTCAAGATTAGTACCAACTGCAATATTGGCTTTGCCGTAATCAAGCATCTTACGAGCAAAGAGTTCATACTCTTCTTTCATAATACTCTCGAAGGCTTTTGCAATATCCGGATACTTCTCTTTTAGTTTAGGTATCGAGCTTTCAGTCTTATTCTCCATCTACTTCAATAACTTCTAAGATTCTTGATTCGGATGCAGAAGAGATTTGATACTCGTCGGGACAAGACTCTAAAAACTTAACTACGCGAGCTTCCGCTTCTGTAACACTCATTGAGTCAACAAGATAGCGTTCTGTTACAGTTTTAACTTTTCCTTTGTCGTTCTCTCTTTTGAACTTTACTGATACTGTGAAATACTTTGTCATAACTTTTTTTATTTTTAACAAATATAGTAATTTTATTCCATACAAACAACAAGTACTCAAGTGTGTATAGTAATACTGTAAGTACAAGTGCCACAAAAAACGCAATAATCACTAATATAGTGGACACAACGTAATTAGCTAACTTCATATCTCTGTAGTTTTATCTAATAGTATCTTCACACTAAGACCGTACGATCTTAATTTCTCTGCCATCATCAACGCATCTTTCTCAGAGTCATACCACTTTACAGCATACTCACCTTTAAGATGTATTATGTTGGCACAGTTAGCTGCTTGTGTTTCATCATGGCCAAAAAGCATCTGAAACACTTTGATCACATCATTGAAGCTGTGAACAGAGTCGTTGAGTACTACTATTCCAAATTTAACTATCTTTACCATTTTCCTTTGGGGCACCAATCATTACTTCTGACCTTGGCAGACAAGTTGCAACCACATATATCACAATAGGCTCCTTGTACTTGCTTAGTTCTATTATCTATAATTATCAGCTTAGCAACGTCACTCTTCTTAGCAAAAGGACATCTTGAGCAAATTTCAGCTCTTACTGTTGCTATTTCCTCCATTTTTTTATTTGGAAATGTGTAATTGGCAAAGCCATCTACAATATTAGCAAACTTAATGTCAGTTTTCCTCTTGGTATACTTTCTGTGTAGCCAAACAAAAGGCCAACTAACAGTAAGCATAGTCCACATAATTACTTTGAATATCTTTTTCATAAGCCTTGTATTGATTTAATCATATCAATTTTTTCCTGATCAGTCAACACATCATCTACATCACTACTATCAACTATTGCAGAGTATGTAACATTTTGATCTGGTGATGTATTTATGTACTTTTCTACATTTCGTAGAGTAGCTGTGTTTAAGTTACCTATGTTTAGAAAATAGCAATTGTAGCAAAGTAGTTCAATGTTATCAATTCTATGATCAGTACTGTTACCATTCTTATGATTCATAATTAATGGCACTTTAAGATCCGTTGCTCTCCTTTGATGGAATCCACAATGAGAGCATTGTTCTGGGATGTACCTACTTGCTAAGATTCTCCTAAACAGTTTGTCTTTTGGGTAGGTTGGGTGTTTACCCATTAAGATATCATCAAGCTTAAACTTGCGATCATCTTCACGAGGCTTTACCATTCCTCGACCTGACTGGTTTTTGTGTAAATCAAATAAAGTTACACCTTCCGCATTCTTAAACATCTTTGCATACTTCTTGTATGTTGGAAAAGACACTTTAAGGTACTCTGCGGCTGCTTGATTACTCCGTGTTAATCTAATTGCCTGTTCTATTTGTGGCTTTGTTAAATATATTGTCCTGCCACCTTTAAATCTGCTCATATTCTATAACCTCCGCATCATCAACCTTTTGACAAAAATAGTAGAAACCTTCTTTTTTTAGAACCATATCACAATGTAAATGCTCTTTCCAGGTTTCAATTATTGGTTTATGACTTTCTCTTATAACTCTTACAACATAAAACATTGTATCGTTGTGGTAGACATAACTTCTACCAAATATTGCATGCATCATAACTGTTTTATTAAATCTCTACACATTGCACATTTCTCATATTCCTCTTTTATTAGAAAATGCTTTTCAGCATTCTCTAATCCAGGCTTCCAATCCTCTTTCTCAGAAGTTAGAAATACACCGGATCCATTCAATTCAAACAATCTAATAATATCTCTACCTGATTCTATTCCTTCACGAACTGCCACTATCACTCTATCATATACTATATCCTCATGCTCATCAAAGAAGTCTGCTGCATCTTCCATGTCAAGTACCGGTATGGATGGTATTTCAGAAAACTTGAATCCCTTTTTACCTTTTACTTCGTTAGTGGACTCCTTTGTTGCACCTTTATTGAGTATAACAATGTCCGTTGTATTAAATTGCTCAGCAAAGTTCCAGATAAGTTGATCCCTACCATTTATACTAGTTGCTGTCTCCTCCTCTAATATGTTGTCTCCATCAACAACTTTCACAACGAACACAGTCTTGTTTCTCTTACTAACAGATTCAGCTACTATCTTGATCATTTTGATACAGTGTATATTGTTAGAAATTCACGAAGAGGTAGCAGTTTGCGATTAGCGAAGTATTTAGCTGCAAGTAATCTAGATGGTGTTGTAGTTGTCCCGAGCTTCTCCTTAACTATTGAGTTTTTTAGATAATATACATATGACTTCACCTAACCTCCTTTTCAATAAATATGACTACGTATCTTTAATTTGCCAATTTCAGTCAGAAATTGCTCTATTGTAATGTTTTTATTTGCGTCAGTTTTAATAATAACGCTTGGTAATTGATTTGGATGTTTGTCAACCAAGTTCATCAACACCTTTAACCCACCTCCAGGCCAAAAACTATCAAAACTACTTTCACCAAGAAAGTTTGCATCTGATAGATCCGATTCCTTATCTTGGGGTAATATGATATAATATTGCATTATATGTATTTTAAGTTGTTGATTGGATTATGTCTAATATAGGAGCCCCATTTATACTTTGCATATTCATGGCCATTCAGCTCAGCTTGCTGCCTCTTCTCACCATTAACAGATATTGATGCAAAATGGTAGAAGTGACAGTTATACGATCTTAACATTTGTAATCCTGATAGTTGGCATTTTAAGAAGAAGTCCCAATCAGCTACCATACCATGCTCATAGTTTTCATCCCATCCACCTACTCTCAAATAATCTATTTTAGACATAAAGATTGGTAATGTTGATCCAGCATCATCAGTTGGTAATCCACGTAGTGACTCTTCATATTTCCAATAGCCATCCAAGTTAAGTGTTTTGGGATCCCGTCCACAATCTCTAATGTGGAACTGCTTAAACATACTAGGTGATGGTTCAATTTGATTTGGTGATATGACTGCATTTGGTTTATAAACTTTTAATAACTCAACATCCCATCCAAATGGAAATACATTATCATCATTCACAATAAGTACCTTATCATACTGAGCATTGTATACTCCTAAATTAGTACCTCTACATAGTCCTACATTCTCTTGTAAGTTAAGTATATCTATATGATCAGACCACTTTTCAAGTACCTCTTTATTTAGATCATAAAAACCATCAACAACAACTATGATCTGGTTTTTATTTTGTTGACCTTCTACACAAGAACGTAGACATAGATCGAGAGCATCTGGACTTTTGTATGTTGGTATTATTACTGAGATCATAAATTACTCCAATCAGTTAAAGGTGATAGCCAAGCCGTTTCACCATGTGTTGAATAGCCTGGTATAGATGTTATTAACAATTCATTTTGCTCTCTCAGTTCTAAGAACATCTTGAAGTCATCTGGATGTTGTCCCGATGTCCATTTTCTTAGAGTTGGTTCTGTTCGCTTTAGTGTTGATACTTTGGAAGCAAAGGTCATCGTTGTTGAATTTGTAATCTTCCAGTGACTAGACTTTGTTAGATACACTCTAGTGTCCTCTGCTCCTCCTTCACAATAAGGGTTACCACCTTTATAAGGCTCGATATATTTGTCGGGATGGTCGTACAATGACACAAACGATGCACCTAAATTAAATCCTTCAAGCAGTATGGTATCCGATTGCTTTTTATGAAGGTAGTCATTTTCCAAGAAATAAACAACATCATCATCAACTCCCTGTAAAGCTTCGTCAAGGGCAATATTGAAAGTTCCTGCACCATGACCGACTGAAACATATAGAATATGATCTCTTGTAATATACTTTTGGATCATGTTATTAGTTTCCTCTGATATATTATCGGCTATAATAGACCAATCGTACTTTGACCAAGGAAATACTTGCAAAGCATTTCTTAAACAAGTTTCGTTGTTAATATAATCAGGTTTTATTTTGTTATAACCTGCATCGGATATTCTATAAATTATCTTCATATTAATCAATGTAGCTATCAATCCTATGCTTTTCTGGTCCAACACTCATAATGTAATAGGTCGTTTTATTGCTACTAGCCTTTTTGATTGGTAGGTTCATGTTAACAATGCCTTCTATAAATTTCCAATCATGTCCATATTCGGATGTTTGTTGTGGTACTTTTCTTGCAATGTCTGTGGATATAATGATTTCTGAATGTCCTATACCTGCAAGTCTAAGCTCAGGATATCTTATCTGATCGTTGCTAGGTCTAACTAAAGTATTATAATAAACCATTGCATAGTCGGTACCTTCGATTTCAGATAGATAATGCTCAAAGTGATCCTTTGCTATAACATCATCATTGTCAACAAAAACTATGTATGAAGTAGTAGCATTTTGTATTCCATAATTTCTTATGTAGTAGCCATGTCCACCATAATTCTCATGTAAGTTAAAACTTTCAATGCTAGCACCTAATTGTTTCATTGAAGATTTCCACAAAGCAAACTCATCACTACTAATTAGGCTTTGAAAATCTGGACATGCATCACCGATAATAAACGCTTCAAAATCCATCATAGTCTGCTCTGAGAGGCAATTTAATAATCGCCTTGTTCTCTGTGGTCTACCGAAACATGGTATAATAACTGTAAGTCTCTTGGTTATTGACATATACTATTAGTTTGACTGTTTATCCATTCATACGTAAGTTTGATACCATCTTTGAGTGGTCTACCAAATTCTCTACCCATTTGGGATATATAAAGTTTGTTGTCAGAATTGCGGCCTCTTACACCAACTGGACACTTAAATCCATACTTTGCAACAAACTCATCACCATCTATATTTTTTATTGTTATGCCTTTTCCTGAAGCTTCAATAGCCATTTGCGCTAGTTGATTAATGCTAACCATTTCCTCAGATCCAATGTTAACAGGTCCTAGGAATTCTGTTTGTCTCATAAATGCTAATATTGCATCTACACAATCATCTATATAAAGAAATGATCTCGTTTGCTTACCATCACCCCAAACCTCTATCTCATTGTTATCTGAAGCCTCAGCAACTTTTCTGCACATTGCTGCAGGTGCCTTTTCTTTACCGCCATTCCAAGTACCTTGTGGTCCAAATATATTATGGAAACGAGCAATGCGCACATCTAAACCATAATTACGATTAAATGCTAAAAACAATCTTTCACTAAATAGCTTTTCCCATCCATACTCTGAATCAGGATTTGCAGGATATGCACTCGACTCCTCACAATTTGGATTATTAGGATCTAATTGGTTATGTTCGGGATACATACATGCAGATGATGAATAAAATACTCTTTTTACTTTCATCAAGCACGCATAATGCACAACATTCAAGTTAATAAGTGCTGAATTATGCATAACATTTGCATCATTATTTCCAGTAAAGATGTATCCAGCACCTCCCATGTCTGCAGCAAGTTGATATACCTCATCAAATGAATTATCTATACTATAATCTTTATTATAATTTTCAAAGTCGACTGGTTTATGTATTGATTGTTGATTGGGTGCAAACATTGCTAATGATACAAACATGGGATCTCTCAAATCACCACACATATAATCATCACAAATATCCTCAGTTGACCAATATTCATGGTTGGGTTTAATGTCAACAATGCGTACCCAACAACCATCTAATTTTAATTTTTTAGCGAGGTGACCTCCAATAAAACCACCACCACCAAGTATTAATACTTTTTTCATAAACTGTTAATTTCTTTTAATGTCATTTCTTCAATTATACTACTAAGGGATATTGTTATACCAGGCCAATTTGGATAATCACTTTTAAATTTGTTAAAATTGGTAATATAGCATATATGATCACCAATTCTATTCTCATCCAATATAGTAAATTTATTCCAATTTTCCCAGCTAATTAAGTTTTTTGCGCACACCTCGTTGATTAAATCAATTGACTCAAGTATAGATATTGAATTATCTATACCACCACCCGCATTATAAACAACACCTTGCTTTGGATTTAAGTGATAGTACCAAAACATATTAACCAGGTCGTGTGAATGTATGTTGTCTCTTACCTGTTTACCTTTGTAACCAAATACTCTATACTCTTTGTTATGTACTATACATTTAACTAAATAAGAGAGAAAACCATGAAGTTCAGCACCAGCGTGATTTGGACCAGTTAAACATCCTCCTCTAAAGCATACAGTATTCATGCCAAAGTATTTTCCATATTCCTGCACCAAAACATCTGCAGACAGTTTAGACGCTCCAAACAACGAGTGTAAACAGTTATCTACTGATAACGTTTCATCTATGGAATTACCAAAAGCTTTATCATTTAAATGATAGCGTTTCTCCGACTCTAAAATGGTTAATTTATTTGGGTTGTCTCCATAAACCTTGTTTGTTGATGTAAATATAAAAGAAGCTGTTTTACTATATAATCTTGTTAGCTCCAACAAATTTAATGTACCTACTGCATTTACAAAAAAGTCTGTTAAAGGCTCTTTTGCTGCCCAATCATGTGACGGCTGCGCAGCTGCGTGAATAATAACGTTTATCTTGTTAGCGTATTCTTTAAATATGTTTTCTATGGAATCAAAGTCTCTTATATCAACATCATTGTAAATAAAGTTTTCATCAAAATCTTGTATTAACCTTTTTGTAGTTTCCTCTGTAGATGCATCTGAGCCAAAGAAGTAACCTCTCATGTGATTGTCGATTCCTATCACGGTATAACCTTTTCTTATAAAGAACTTAACAGATTCGGAACCTATTAGGCCAGAGCATCCTGTAATGAGTGCGTATTTTGTCATATAACTTTTGTATAAAGATAATCAATGTTTACGTTTGCACTTAACTCATACCCTCTAACTTTAAAGAAATCATTAAACCTAGATTCAAAAAAATTATTTTCAATGCAAATAAGACCAATATCATATGCACTGAAATCTATTTGCTCTAAAATCTGCAGCTCCGATCCTTCAGTATCTATACTAAGGAAGTCTATGTGTTTTCTACTAACAACTGATTCAAATTTCTTTGCGTCTATTTCTATCATCTCAGAGGTTCCACCATAATGTTGGAGTTCAGTTAATATGCGGTTATAGTGTCTTGGATCATAGGATTCGTATATGCCACTCAACATTTCAGTGTAACCTGTTAGGGATAGAAAATTAACCCTCGTATCTTCCTTCCAGATTGCGCAATTGACCTTTTCACACTGTCTATTATTTAGTAACTCTTTAAATACAATAGGATGAGGCTCAATGCACACTCCTTCCCAACCAAGATCTTCCAAAAATTTTGTGTTACTTATTGCTACTCCATCATAGGCACCGATATCAACAAAGTAACCCTCTGTTTTATAGGATAATAGTTGGTGTATCTTCTCTTCTAGTTGTGGTATTGTGTTTGACATGATTATTTTATTAAAAGTTTATTAATACATTCATTAACTCTATCAGCGTGAAAGGCATACTTTTCGCTTGCAATTTTGTAATTATCAACTATAGCCTCTAGTCTTTTATAATAGTCATTTGGTGTAAGAGAGTCTAGTATTGATGCTAATTCTCTTTCATCATTAAATTGTATTATACCATCGGTATTAAAAAAATTACCAATAGTAGGACAGCCCCAATATATTGGTAATGTAAATGACATAAAGCAGTCAACGATCTTTTCACTAATATAGTTAATATTTTTTGTATTTTCAATAGCAATGTGAAACATTGAGTCTTCAAATAATTTGTATTTGTAATCTATTGGAATTGATGATGGAAATATAAGCTCATAGGCTCTCTCCTCAACAATCGTATTATACGCTTTAAATCTCAAAATGTGACCAGGCAGCTGTTGTTTTTGACTCATAACAAAGCTTAATGAAAATTTTTTATTAGTTGTAAAAATGTTTGTGTAGTCCTTGCGATAATCGGCCCTCGATTTATCAGCTTTGGTTAATATCCAGGAAGATGCATATAAAAACAACTCTGCATTATTACAAGAACTCACAACTTCGGGATATGAGCTGAGCACTTTATCAAACTGATTATGATGCTGTATAACTTGTATCGATATGTCATTAATTTCTCTAGGCTCCATACCGTGAATTAATACTAGTATGTCGTAGTTTTTTCTATCCTCTCGCATATCATTGTAAAAATAACTTATTTTAGGATCAATTATTAATTTTATTTTTTTATCCGTCTCCGCATGAAAGTAGTCTCCTGGGCAGCCATATGGTGAGTGTACTGGTAGCATATAATATTGGTTATTTATCTTATGTTTGTTCTATATCTGGTTAGTAGTAGGTCTGTGTAATCTCTAAAACCAACTTCAATATCTGAATAGGATGGTCTTTGGATTGCAATCATTGGATCACACATTAGAACTGTGCGCTCTTTCATTAGGTCGTGGTAATAAACATCTATTGGCTTATTAATCTCGTATGACAATACAACATCGTATAGAGATGAATTAATTATGTAAGCGTGAGCGGCATGTGCTGAATTAAGCTTGATTAAATTTGATGTTAACCTGGTGATTGGGCTTGTTATGTTTGCACCTAAATAAAACATATCCCAACCTCTCCCGGTGGCCTCGCTGTAGGATTTTTCTAGAACTGTCGCCGCGTTGTCGGCAAAGAGTGTATCATCCTCTATAATTAGTACACTCTCGTACCCTTGCTGCAGCGCATCGGCAATACACTTTTTGTGAGATAAAAAACAACCTCTCCATCCAACATCGTCATAGACAGCTCGGACAATGTTAAAATTTACGTTTGGGAGTTTAGGTAACTCAGTAGTGATCTCCGCTAGTCTATCTACTCTATGCTCAAGATTAATAATATATCCTACCATAGTGTTATTGATCAATTTTAATCCACGATTCGGGAAGTAGATCATCCATTATAAAGTGACTATAACCTAAACCAAACCACGAAGTCGGTTGAGGTGAGCATATAATCTTATTACTGTTTTTGTTCAAATAAGCCGACCACCATGAAAAACTACTATTTGGTATAATTGCATGATCACACAACGTCTGTGCTATAAAATCATATATAAAGTCATTCTTATAATCAACATAAACCGTATCAATATTAAATTCATTAAATTCATCCTGCACGAAGGCTCGTGCACTTGGATGATCTGTGAATATAAGTAATTCATCTATTCTTGTCTTAGATATAATATATTGAATGCATTTTTTGTAATAATTTGTAGTCATAACTGGGTGATAGTGCTCATTACCCGAATGCCCTTTATTCCTACTTCTATCATAATAATCACCGTGTCGAATGTGTACACTCAATCTAACTTTGGAGTCAGAAAAATATAACTGCTTAACTTTATTTACTATGTCAGACTTAAAAGTAAAAAAATCAAGCACCTCTGCCTTGGCATGATCAAAGTATTTGTAAGACTGATAATATCCAATAAGTTCCAACATCGCATCGTCTTCGGATATCTTTGGTATTTCTTGATAATGAAAACCATCTTCGCAAAACTGATAATTAATGTGCTCCTTGAGATAATCTGTGTCTGTACTGATCAATTCTGTGCTCTCAAAAAATTGTTTATGCTTCCAGTCAGCTGGTACATGAAATTTGTAATTGTGTTTTTTAGAATAACCTATAATAGTACCTATTCTAAATAACTGATTACCCCATCTTCCTTCATCATCGTTTAATATTTGTAGACTAGTTATACCTTGCATATAATTGTTTTTTTAAAATGTTAGTTTCAAATCCACCATCAATATCGAGATTAATACTATCAAGTTTCCACTTGTGTACAAATGAGTCTCTGCCTAAAGATACACATCCTTGATTTAAAAGATGGGCAACGTAGCTAAAAGAGCTATTAGCACAAATAAGCATGTCGGAGTGTATCATGTGGTATAGTGATGTTGTAGGCACCTCCTCAATATGAAAGTTTATGTTTAATTTAGGATCCCTCAGTTGATCAAAATCTGCCTCAATTCCCTGAGAGTAGATGTGAAATGCTGGATTAAGGTGTTTAGTGTGTTGATATACTAGTGCTATTGTATTCTTGTATTTGCTAATCTTTTCGGGAGAATAATACTCTCGAACACTTGCAGTGCAGTTGTCTGTTTTAGTAAATCTTCTGATGTGAAATGATATGTTAAAGGAATTCCTATCAAAGTATATCTGCTTGGTATCAAATACAAGACTATCTTTTATAGACTGAAATGCCTTACTACACAACTCACTATCAATTATTAAATCAACGGTTCTCATTAGAAATTGTGGATCTAGTAGAATTAACACATTATCACTATTCGCACACAGGTTCTGTAGGTCTTGTAAAGTTCCATTAAATTGTACAGTTGATAGTATTGAATTAACTTGCGCTCCACGTAGATTAAAAAATCTAGTAATCATTTCACTCCATTGATTTGGACTAATTTCAAAGTATTGGTAGTGAGAAAGGTTGTGAAATCCACTAAAAGTATATTTTGTGTCAAGATACCTGCTTAGGGCATAGCATATAATCTGATACTGGGCCATTGCGCCTATGCCTTCCGTACTACCACCATCTGAGTTCGTTGTAAAATATATGTTTTTCATTATCTTCTACTATGAGGCTTTTAATCGTTAGCAAATGTGTATTTTATGTCATTAAAACTATTTTGATATTTTAAATTTCGGAATCGACCATTCATTGACCATTCTAAACATTCGAATCCCCTCGATTCTATATAGTTTTTAAATTCATGGCCATCTTCTTGATTATAATATTGATTTCCGGTAGTAGCTTCTACATCAAGATACACTACACGATCGGAAAGATAATCACCCATTCCTTTTACTATATCAAAATCTGCAGATTGTGCATCTATTTTAACCTGATCTATGTGAGGTATCACATCCCATGGAAAAATATCAAAAAAATCGGATAATCGTATAACAGTAACTTTTTCTATAGATTTAATTACATGCTGTTTAGGTTTAAACAAACTAGAAGTTCCTGAATTTACATCGTCGGTGCAATAAAAATCAACATCTTCACGTATTACATTTGACAGCGCACAGTTAATACAAAAAAAGGACTTACCAATTTTACTTGAAGTGAATTTTAATGGCCACTGATGTTGACCTGAATAGAGTTTTTGAATATTGTATATGTTGGGTTCAAACCCAAATACACATAATTCAGGATCATCGTTTAACCAATACTCTGAGTTAGGGGCATTTAGTGATGTTCCTACATCGATCTTAACCTTTTTGGCCCATACGGGTATTTTAATTCGATTATTCTCTAGAACATCTGAGAATAATCGATTTCTAATTTCATCAATCATATCTTTTTGTGTATATAAATTACACCTTGTCCAACGGCATCCGATTCTGAATTGTAAAAATATTCATATCCTGTTTCTCCATATATTTGGTCTATGAAAGGTTTGATATAATCTAAATCTAAATTTTGATTTTGGTATCTATCAAAACCAAACCTAGGATATCCATTAATATCTGGAACAAAAAAATCATGTATAGCTATAACTGGAGTTACTTTCTTCTCAATACAAACACTCAACTCATCGTGTACAGGCCAGTAATCATGCCAATGAGCATCTAAAAATAGAAACACTCCATCTTCACTGGGTTCTAGAATTTCCATTAGCACCTCTGGGGAACTTCCTAATATTGCTTGAATATTATTTTTTTTGTTATTTTTGAAATTTTCAATTGCGATATCATATGTAGATTTCACCGATTCAATAGTGATAACTGGAATATTAAATTCTGCTAATTTCATAGTAGACCATCCTTGATATGTTCCGGTTTCAATGATTTTAGATATATTAAACTGTTTGATAAGTCTTTCAAACTCTCGGTATACAAAAGTATCCTCTAATGCGCCTTGTGTCATTTATATTTTTTCTTTATGTATAAACGTGTGATTTTCATCATTGGTTATTTGCGATAAAACATATTCATTTTGTTCTAAAAAACTTATAACCTCGTCTTTGCTAGATCCTCTGTAACTGAGAGCATAATTCAATTCAACGGTAATTATGGGTTTTAGAGTTTTTAGTGTATTCACTGACCCCTTTAATAAATCAAAATCGTAGGAATCAACATCTACTTTAATTAAATCAAGCCTATTAATATTATTTTTCTTACAATACTCATCAATAGTTGTGAATTCATAAACCATCTTCTCCGCCGGGAGTCCCCAAATTCTAAAAATAGAATCCTCTATGTTACCTACTTTATCACCTAAAGCTAGTTTGTTTGCTACCACATTTGTTATGTTATAAGCATTCACATTACTAACCAACATATCATAGGTAGATGTCGGTTCAAAAGCATGAACCAGGCCTGTCTCACATATTTCTGAAAACAATAAAGTAAAGTATCCTGTTTTGGCTCCGCAATCAAATACAGTCCAATCGCTTTTGATTAAGTTTCTAAACAAAATCACAGTAGCCTGCTCATATCCGGAGTAATTATCTTCCGGATATAAAAATGTTTGATTATATTTCATATTTTGTTTTTTTAAAAATAGGTATCTCTACCATTTTATGTTTATTTTGTCTATTGAACTTATCGTAAATATAATAAATTTCTAACTGTCTACCAAATAATGCATCGACAGAACCTTTGTAATTCATTGCCCATTCTAACTCCTCATAAGTAGCTCCCAACTGGTCTTCATCTGTACGATCATCTTCCCAAAGACCGTCAGTAGGTTTAGCGTTTACAATGTCCTCCGAAACTCCTAAATCCATAGCCATTTGTTTAACCTCCGTCTTTGTTAAGTCTGCAATGGGAGATATATCAACTCCCCCATCACCATATTTAGTGAAAAATCCAACACCGAAATCTTCAACTTTATTACCGGTACCTACAACAATTCCGTTATATGTGCTGGATATTTGGTACAGCGTAACCATTCGCAATCGAGAACGAGAATTAGCTAAGGCTAATGAATCTTCTAGTTCAAACAATGATTTAAACGTATCAAAGGTTTGAGATAAATCATATTCAAATGATATTACATTTGAGTATTTGGTTTTTAACCAATTAATATGGTTTTGAGCTCTAGTTAACTGGTCTTGCTTCTGATGTATAGGCATACTCAACACCATAGTACACTTACCCGTACGAGCGCATAGTGTAGATACCACTGCAGAGTCAACGCCTCCACTTATGCCCACTACCAAACAATTTAAATTAGTAGATTGTAGATACTCGTTAATCCAACTGGATATTTGATCGTATAACATTATTAGATTATGTGTTTTAGTTGTGAAAGAACCTCATCTCTAGTGTCTAAGATTTCTATAGTATAGCCCAACTCTTTCAATCTTAAAGCAAACTTAAGCTGCTGCGATTCTTCTATCAGAGTACTATCTTTTTTATAAGTTACAAAATCAATTTTTATGGTTTCATCTTTATTCGGATGTTTTTTTAAAAAATCTTCAATTTGATATAACAAATGCTTTTCGTTCATTTCATCCGTTGCTTTTGATATTATAGCTTCAATACCAACTTCTTCACCACAACGGGCTAGAGCTCGATTGTCTCTAGGGAAACATGGACCTCCAAAACCGAATCCAGGTTTAATATACTTAGAACCTATTCTCGAATCAGTACCTACGGCTTTAAGCACTATATCTGAGTTGCATCCTAATCTATTTGCTATATCACCAACCATATTGGCGTAGCTGATTTTAGTAGTCAAAAAACAATTAACAGCTAGCTTAGTCAATTCAGCTTCAGTCCTACTCATCACGTTGTATGTGGGATTAGACTCAACCATATTAGAGTATATGTTTTTAATTAACTGAGCAGCATATTCATCTGCGGATCCTATCAGCACATTATCACAATTAATTTGATCTTTAATTATAGTTCCTTGAGCTATAAACTCAGGATTATATGAAACGTAGTAGTTATACTCTTGAAGCTTTGTCTGCAGAGTATCACAATATCCAGGAAAAGTTGTACAATTGATAATTATATCTTTTCTAGCTTGCTGTCTACCCAAAGATATTAAGTTGTCTGCAATATTTTCAATTTGTGTATGATCATATTTCCAGTCGTGTGTTGAGGGCGTTCTAACAACAACAAACAGTATATCATTTTGTAATGATGCTTTCAAATCAGTTGTAAAATTAATGCTTGTTGCATTCTGAAGGTATTCGTTGAGAAATGGCTCGGAACTAGTAAATGTTTTATTATTCAAGGATTGAATGTAATTCTCAGAAATATCAACACCTAAAACATTAAACCCCTTTCGTTCTAGATTGAGTGCCAAGCATAATCCCAACTTACCAACTCCTAATACCGATATATTATTCATAAATTTGTTTTGTTTCTATTTTTGTATATCTATCATTTTGCTGTTCTTGTCTATCTATTGACTTATTGTGAATAATAGACCAATCCTCTTCCATGGGCAATATTGCATATGTTTTGTAGCCTTCAACCATACCATGTACTTGATGACCTTTCCACTGTATAGATGAATCATTCCTATAGATTCTTTTCTGAGCGTCAGGCCAGTTTACCCATCCTTGGGGTGTAACCATCCATCCCCATCTTTTTACGTGCTCCTGTGTCAACCCCTCAACTAAGTTTTTGCGGGGTGTTATTAGTAGATCAACCGGATTACTATCTAAAACTACTTTTAAATTTTCTAACAAGAACTCACTTGGTATCTCATCAGCATCAATTTGAAAAATATAGTCTTTTGTACATTTTGAATTAAGAAAGTTCTTGTTCTCTAAAAAGTTTTGTTTGAAATCAAAAGGATATGAACTTACTTCAGGATACATTGCTAGTATATGATGCACTTCATCCGTTACTCTATTCTGATCATATACAACAACTATCTCATCATCCTTATCAATTTTTGGTAACAGGTATTCAATTAAATTTTTTAACTCGATGTGTTCGTTGCAAACTGTTAATCCGTAGCTTATTGTCATAGTTGATTTGTTAAAAGGTCTTTAGCTTTTTCGTATGCTACAACATAGTACTTTTTCTTATTATTACCAACATTAACAATACCTAATTCTGTACACAATGCTATAAATTCATCAATATCCTTGCCTCTTGCATCCACTTTTTGATTGGAAGCAAGCGCCTTGAGCTTAGCAACAGATAGAGTTTGATCACCTTCCTTCTTATTACCTTTCTGATAATATAGCTGTAGTAGTGATAGATTAAGCTGTACAGTTTTATATTTAGGTGTATTCATTAGATGCTTCATATCAGCGAAGGATGTAATACTGTAAAAGCCATTAAATCCAACACCTAACAGGATTATCAACTCCATAAAGAGTGTAAGTATCACTAGAGCGAATGTGTTTGTTTTTGCTGTATCAATTTTCTTATCTGCCTTTGATTGAAGTTTTGTTTCTATCTGCTGCACTTTACTATCTAGTTCAGATTGTAGTGAGCTTATTTTACCTTCGTAATTTTTGATGTCAGTCTTATCCTTAGCTTTCAACCTACCATTAACAGCATTTGCATTTATTTGTGATATAAGTGATTGATATTCACCAATACGAGTTTCATAAATTGCTGTAATGGAATCAACTTTAACCTGAGTTGTATTTTCTGTAACACTGTTTACTGTTTCTGTTTGATCAATAATTCTATGGGATCCATTTAAACTCATATAAAATGAACCAACAATTAATAGAATTGCAAACAGTCCACCCACTACAAGTGATGTGGTAAGCTTCCTTAGTTTACAAACATAAACAACAACTTGCTCAAAGGTAAACCGTTTCAAGAACTCATACCCTGTCATAAAAATAATAATGAATATGGAAAAAGCAATATCCTGACCTTCAAAGAAGGTAGGTATTGTATCCGTTACAGTTTTTACAAAGAAGTAGGAGAATATTATGGAAAAGATATTACCTAAGAAGGAGAACCAATATAAGATTCTATCCAGTGTTATAAAGTTGTGCTCAAAGGCATTTTCTTCAAACCTTTTTTTGAGCAGGTTAAATTTTTCTAATTTCATTTTAACTATTATTGTGGATCACTGTCGGTAAACGTGTCTACATATTGTGTGGAGTACGTTCCGTTGTTGTTATCGACGGACCAATTTAGTTTCTCTCCAGCGATCGATGTTTTTTGTTTGTCAAGCATTGCTGAGTAATTGTACCCTATGGATTTAGCATTTACTAGTGCAAGCTTTTCTTTGATCAGAGTAATTTGCTCTTTTTCACATTGTTCCAAATACTTTTGGAGCCAATTAATAAATTCATCTTGTGTCATTAGCTTTCAATTATATTAAGGTATCTACATGCTTCTTGAAATTCACTCTGTGGGTATAATCTGCTAGATTCCATATCGGCCTTCGTTTCATAAAACTCTCCTGGTTTATCTGGGATAGGATATTTGTTCTTTTCCTCTTCTGATACTTCTTTGACCGGTACGGCTCTCCACTTCCAATCGAAAGAATTAGTACCATCTGGAAATATTAATCCTTTGTCAGGGAAGTTTAGTACGATTGGGTACCATACCAAGCCTGAAGTGCTATCATTGTATTTAATACTTTTAAATAATTCAGGACACCCTTCTTCAAAGTCTTTTACTATATCTGAACCAATCTTGTATAAGCTGGTTGTAGTGTATCCACAACCCATGCACATAAACGAGCTAACTGAGTTGGTCTCCACTTTGTAGTCCTCTTGGAAGCAGTTTTTACTGCTACACCTTGGACATATAACTTTTGCGTTGTCTACTAATAATTCCATTTTATTTTACTTTTTCTAGTTTTGGTAATTCAACTTTTTTTAGCTGTGGTAACTTCAGTGCTATTTGTTTAGGAGCTTTTTCTTCGAGAATACTAATTAGCTTATCGCTCATACTATCAAATGAAAATTCTTTCTTAATCAAGGTTGCTTGTGACTTTGCATCACGTTCATACTTTTTGTAATTCTCAACAACGTCAGCCATAACTGCACCGGCATACCCATAGTCAATAGTCATCCACTCAGCATCCTTTAAAATAACTCCATCCCATGCTGCAGATTGATGTACTTTTGTTAACTGACCTGGTAATAGTACACCATGTTGTAAGAAATCTTTGTGCCCAGAGTAGTTTGGAGCTATAATTGGTTTTACACTCAATGACGCTTCAGCCAACGGTCTACCATATCCTTCACCTTTAGTAAAGGTTACGTGAGCTTTAATTTTGGGATGGTTGTATAGTGAGTTAATCTCTTGATCAGTAAGATCACCATGTATTACATAGATGTTTGGTAGATTTGAACCTTTCACTGTATTGTATACAGATTTAATTCTATCTAGTATAAACTTCTTATCAATTGGTGAAAAATCTGCTCTACTTGTCTTTAGGATAAGAGCTGGTTGATTATGTTTTGCTTTGTTTTTAAATGTTTCAAGAAACACTTTACACAACATGCTGATGTTTTTTCTATCCTCACCAATATCACCTTGTAACCAGTGACCAACAAACAAAAAAGAAAACTGTTCTGTTACCTGCTTAAGTTGATCATCTATTGATTTATGTATCTCCTTAGTTTGATAGTATTTGGTTAAATCAACTCCTTCAAACAACACTTCCACTGGTTTATTCAACCGAACCTCTCCAACTGGCTGTTTGGTATTTTGATCATACTTAGTCCAAACAGACTTCTCAAACACTTCCTTTGCATGTTGTGAGGAGACTAATACAAGATCCATTCTATTACAACCTTCAATCCAATCACCACTTGCCAAGGTTGTTTCAATACCAGCTGTTATACCAATATTGTATTTACCAACTCTCTGAAACTCATTAGGTACAGTTACTTGTATGAAGATATCAGGTTGTTGTGGTATAGTTTGACTACTCAATAGCCTTTTACTTATCTCCTGATGCTCGGCATTGTCTGACTCGAGAGCATTCTGAGGTGTTTGTCCCCAACGAGTTGGGTAAATGTACACATCATATTTATCATTTTTAATGAGTGCAGTTGCAATATCTCTACTACGAGCACCATAACCAGACACCGTTGTCACCGGTGCCATCAATAATACTAATTGCTTATTCATAACTAAGTTCTATTCCTGTTGGTTTAAATTTATCTTTTTCAAATTCTACTTGACAATTGTACATAGTAAATCTACTAGGTGATTGCCAATTATCTAATACTGCATCACAATTCTCAATAAAGCTATTGGCCATTGCCTTTGCAGTCATTTTAGATTCAGGACCAGTAACCCATTCATAACCAGCCATACCACAATCCATTCTCTCTTTAGGCCCAGCTACATACCAATACATCATTGCTTTGGCAACATCTCTAATGTCTGCTCTATCATCAAAAATATATGGTGTTGGTATTGATCCTTGTAAGTTGATACTTGCTGGATAGACGGCCTTGCCCCATACACCATGAGTTTTGTATTTACCAAGGTGATTAGTTGCAAAGTTCTCATCAAACTCAATCCACTCACCCTTTTCATTCTCAAAACGTAATTGATCTTGCAAACCTCCAGTAACATTGTTAATGATAACTTTACCGGTCATTAAGGCTTCTGTTGAACTTAATCCCCATCCTTCATTAGAGCCAATATTAATAACAACATCACATGAATTGTAAAGTAAGTTCATACCTTTAGGATCAAACTTATTGTGTGTGAATATAATATTGTTAGCGTACTCAGGACATAGTGTATTAATTACTGCATACAGATCAGTTCCGTTTTCATCTACTGGTGCTGTGTGTAATACTAATACTGCATCTTTGTCTTGTGCTTTATCCATAAACAGTTTAAAAGCCAATACAAGATCCGATGTCATCTTACGACGTATGTTTCGATTGTTGTATAGTATTGAGTAGCTTGGTTGTCTATCTCCAAACAACTTCTGTTTGAAGTCAAGTAGCTCTTTGTTATCAGACTCTACTGGATAGAAGTATTTTGTATTAATACCATGTGGTACATAAGAAACCTTTGGGATAGGCTTACTAATATCCTCTTTTGTAGTTTTACTATTTAACTCCACATAATTACCCTTACCAAGAACAAGTCTACTAATATTAACAGACTGTTTACTAATTCCCATTAACAAGTCACATGACTCATAGAATGGCTTGTTGTAATGTGGTGCTGGTAGATCATCCCATATATGATAATAGAAGATTGGTATCATCTGTCTAATTTCTGCAGACATATGGTACAACCAATCCCAATATCTAGGATCAGTAAAATGCACTATAGCATCAATTTTTTCAGTGTTTAGAATTTGCCTAATTAGATCCTGATTACCATAACCACTGTATGGTATGATTCGAACAAAGGAGTCTTGTAGACCAAGCTCGTTATTCAAATCTGTGGATACATCGAAGTATTTGCCAGCATCAGGGTGATTTAGTGCAGCTCCAACGTGTAGGAAATTGTAATGGTGGGCGGAGCCTGCGATCAGCTCTCTTGTCATTGTACCTATACCACTTGGCAAACGCATATCGTCTGCTAAAAAGAGTATAGTCTTTCTATCGCTTTTTGGAATATAACCTTCTATCATAAATTTATAACTTTGATTACAATATAACTATTTTATTTGAGAATTCAAACTTTTATTTTCTGTTTCTGCAATGTCTTTTACCAGTTAAGTAAGGTTTAGGACAAGAAGTACCTTTAACGTGTTTATGCCCACATTTACCACAACAAGTTGATGCAACTTCGTTAATAGAATCACCACAACTAGTACAACCTTCACCGGTTCCAGTTTCAGGATTGTAGTGATAATACTTGTATACAGCTTGTATGTAGTCTGATGCTTTGGTAATTTTGGATTGTACCCAACCTTCTAGCTCATCACCTGCTTGTATTTTTTGTGCTAACTCCGCTGCTTGTTCTGCTAACTGCTTTAAGTCAGCAATCGCCATTGTTCCTTCGTGATCATCAACCTTTTGAGGTTGTGATTGTGTTAGATTTGTTAAATCTTCAAAAAGCTTCTTTAGTTTCATATCATTATGCTTTTAATCCAAGTTCCCCAATAAATGCCGCAACTTCTCCTGTTTTAATAGATGCCATTGCTGTTTCTAATGCAGCTATGCTAAGATGTCCAGCATCTTTAGCTGCAATGGCACTTTTGAATGCCGATGCGGCACCAACTCCGCTGTAAACTGCTAGCGCAGCAATTATTGTATAGTATATCATCTCTGCTGCTCTTGTTTGATCAGCATCACCTTGAATGCCAGCTTTGTCAAATAGACCAGTGACTTTTAAAATCCACTTTAATCCTTTTACATAGGATTTATGCCATTTGTGGGTGAACTCAACTATCTTGTTAGCTACATCATTCTGCTCCTCTTCAGTTTTAGCACCTTTACGTGGAAATGCCTTTTTGAACATATTGATCATACCACTAAGTCCTTTAGCCATAAGCTCAACAATCTTAGGAGCAGCTAATAATATACCTGCCACAGTGGCAACTGTAATAGATTCTTTTATTTCAATGTCAGCTTGTTGTACATCTTGTTTAAGCTGATCTTCGCTAGACTTTAATAGGTCACCCATTGACTTAAAGGCATTGCCCATAGCCTGATCAAGTGCAGCTACTTGTTGTTTGTCTTCAGCTTCTTTTATAAGCTGCTCAACTATTTTATCTAATTTCATTTGCCGTATTTGGTATTGTCACAATAATCACGAAAAGCCATATTACCATTCAAATAAGCATCCTCCTCAAGCTTTCTAAGTCCCTCACTGTTTTGTGCGTACTTAGGGTCACCTGCTTCTGCAGCTCTATCATTTCCCATCATACCAGATAGATTCTGATGGTGATGTCTCATCTCGTGAGCATAGCTTCTTAGTACATCTTTAGGATGACGGCCGGTAGTATAAAGTACAATAGTCTTTGAAACTGGCTCATAATAGGCAGTCTTACCAAATAAGTTTTGTGCCTCCATATCATCTCTTTTCATAACAACTTGGGGGTATGGTGATACGTTCCAACCACACTCTTTCAAGTATTCTGTTAATCTAGCGAGATGCTTTTTGAATTGCTTTTCCATTACCTATAAATATCAAGGCAAGACGATTAGAGGTTTTTTTCTACGTGTAAACAACTTAACTAAATTAACTATTTTTATGTCTGTCATGTTAGTGTTGTCAAAAACTACACACTTATCAACATACATACAAAAGATTTTATCTCTTACGTGTATGCTCTTTGGTGTGTATGGTTTGTTGTAATGTGCCTCTGACAATATACTATATAAGTTCTTGTTTGTGTATTCAGGATTACACTCTTGATACTGATAACCAAACTCAAGTGCATACTTTTTTACGTACTTATCTGCTCCATTACCATCTCCAAGAGATACAATTACAATCTTGTCGTTTGTTTGCTCTTTTAGTTTGTGTAAAAACCTTTTGATCTGAATCTTATTTTCATAAGTTCGACCTCCAGTAATCCCTATCTTTATCGGTTTGATTGTCTGCGTCATTTTTGTGTTCAATTATAGATTTGCCTAACAAATTTTGCACATATCCTGGTTGGAAGTTAGTCCATCTCCAACCACTTTCCCAACCATCTTGTTCAAATGCTTTTTGTACTTTAAGCCATTTCCATCTCCAATACTTAGAATTTTCACACTGTGGCCATTCATAGAATTGATCTCCATTGTATAAGCAAAAATCTAGACATAAACCATAGCAATGAAGTGAGTAATCACTTTTTGTATATGTAACAATGCTACCTGGTGTATCCCTACCTATTCTGTATAGTAGATCTTGCTCTTGCTTCGATCTTCTTGCCCAAACAATATACAAAGGTATATCCTTAGCTAAACAAGCGTCATAACATTTAAATGCTGACGCTTGTAGTTGTGGATGAAGTGTTAATATCCTTCGGTAAGATTTTTCAATCAGTTCCTGCCTCATCTTTTACTTTGATTCGCTCCTTCTTTGGACAAAGTGCATCCTCTTTTAAGTATGGGCAATAGTTACATGCTGAACTAACTAATGCAGGATAGCTACTCTCCATCTTATATTCCCCTTCTTCAGTAAAGCAGTTATCGAGAAACTCTTCAAACATCTTTTTGATCTTGTTTCTTGTAACCTTACCGCTTGCTGGTATGAAGGTTTGTATTCTTTTTGGTACAAACTCTAGCTCCTCGTTGATCTTTCTTCGTACAATAATGTACTCAACATCTATCATCTCCTCATCCACACCAAACTGCTCAGCATAGAATGATTTGTATAGTATCATTTGTGAGGTCTTCGACTTATCAGCTTTTTGATATTTGTTCCAACCCGCTGTGCTTGTCTTAAAATCATAGATCTTAATGCGACCATCCCTTTCATCTCTGATAACAATATCAATAAAGCCAGTAAAACGAATTCCATTTCTTAGTGGTAGGTTAAGTGGAGTTTCAATTCCAAGTAGAGTGTGTTGTTTGGATGTGAAGTAGGCAGTTCTATGCCTTTTGAAATAATCTAGAATGAACATACCATCTGTACAATACTCTGTTAATTGTTCGGGTGTTGTATAGTGTTGGTTGTTGTTCTTTGTGAGTGCATTTTTATACTCTGTCATCATGCACTCTTGAAGGTATTTGCCTAAGTCTATCTCATCAGCTTTCTTAACAGAATCCTCATACATAACCTTCAAATAATTCTGAATAGTTGAGTGGAATGCTGATCCGAATGTTGTGTTAATATTCTGCTCGTATTTACGCAGATTGTCTGCATAGTCTAGTTTCCATCGTTTTGGACATTGCAGATATAGACTAAATTGTGAGTATGATACAGTTTTCATTAATTAGAAGGTAAGAAATCTTCTGGAATTATCCCACATTTACTACAAGAAAAAACTTGTACCGGAATGACCATTTCATCACCAGTTGGTGACAGTAATGCGGACACCTTCTTAATTAAGTACTCCATTTTAAACTGCTCACTACCACAGTCCACACAAGTCATTGATGTTGCCTGTGATATATCAATATTTACTTTTTGTTGAATTGGTTTATTTTGATTCTGCATAACTTTATATATTAAAGGGGGTGTTTTTAGCACCCCCTTGTTTGTAACCTTATTAAATCTTAGTAGTCGTAACCAGGTTGTGACTGTTCTTTCTTATCCTTCTCAGGTTCAAGGGACACAACACAAGATGTTGTTAACAATGTGCCTGCTACTGATGTTGCCATCTCAAGTGCAGTTCTCGTTACTTTGGTTGGATCAATGATACCAGCCTCAAACATATTCACATAGTCATCATTACGTGCATCGTAACCAATACCTGCAGCAGGTTCGTTGTTAACTCGCATAAGTACAGCCTCACCATTCTTACCTGCATTTTCACAGATAGTCATAAAAGGTGACTTACAAGCTTCATACACTAATCGTGCACCAAGTTGTTGGTCGTGATTATCAAACTCTTGATGCATTGCTGAAGACCACTCATTCTCATCAGTAGCGTAGATCAAAGCCATACCACCACCAGCAACAATACCTTCTTCAACTGCTGCACGAGTAGCGTGGAGTGCATCATCTACACGATCCTTCTTCTCCTTCAGTTCAACTTCAGAGGAAGCACCGATGTTGATAATTGCAACACCACCAACGAGCTTGTTCATACGCTCTTTAATAGCTTGCTTTTCATAATCCGAGTCAGCATTGTCATGTTGCTCTTGTAACTCATCAAAACGCTTCTTAATAGAATCTTGATTACCAGCTCCATCTACAATAGTAGTCTTATCCTTTTCAATCGTAACATTGCGAGCTGTACCAAGCATTTCTGTTGTAAGTTTTTCAAGCTTCATGCCCTTTTGAGTAGATACAACAGTACCACCAGTTAGGATTGCAAGATCTTCCATCATATGGGTCTTACGATCACCAAATCCTGGAGCCTTAATAGCACAGATATTCAAGATACCGCGAGCCTTGTTAACAACCATAGTTGCTAGTGCTTCACCATCCACATCATCTGCAATAATCAACAAAGACTTCTGTTGCTTACTACAAGTTTCAAGTAGTGGTAGTACATCTTTAATTGAACTAATCTTCTTGTCATACAACAAGATATATGGGTTCTCAAGTGTACAAGTCATCTTGGAATTATCAGTAACAAAGTATGGTGACAAGTATCCACGATCAAGTTGCATACCTTCAACAATTTCCAAGGTAGTTTCTGCAGTCTTACTCTCTTCTACTGTAATCACACCATTCTTACCAACTTCCTCCATTGCTTCTGCAATAATGTTACCAATTGAGGTGTCACCATTAGCTGAGATTGTAGCTACTTGACGAATCTCGTCATGGTTACTAACATCTTTAGATAGCTCTTTTAGATTGCGGGTAATCATATCAGTAGCTTTGTCCATACCTCTTTTGATCTCAATCGAGTTATGTCCAGCAGCCATATACTTTAGACCTTCATTAAACATTGCTGCTGCAAGTACTGTAGCAGTTGTTGTACCATCACCAGCTTGTTTAGCTGCCTTTACTGATACTTCTTTAATTACTTGAGCACCAAGATTCTCAACTGGATCTTTTAGTTGAATTTCTTTTGCAACTGATACACCATCTTTAGTGATAACTGGAGTACCATATTCCTTCTCAAGGATAACGTTTTGTCCGCATGGACCAAGCGTAGACTTAACAGCATCCGCTAATTTGTTCACACCCGTCTTAATCTTCTCACGGGCTTGTTGGTTGTAATCAATGTTCTTATTTCTCATCTTTTCCTAATTTACAAATAATTTCTGTTGCTTTTACTGTGTGGTACTCATCGTTCTCATACTCGAACTTTAGTGCTGAGAAGTGTTGATAGATTACCAAGTCACCTACTTTAACATCATTTGGTACAAATTCACCAAACTGATAGGTACCTGGACCTGCTGCAACTACTTCTGCTTTGATTGTGCGCTGATTTTCTAGATCAGCAATAATAATGCCTCCACTGGACATTTCGTCTGCCTCTATAGGCTTGACAATAAGCTTATCGCCTAACGGTTGAAATTGTAACATAGTTTTCTCTTATGATTTTATTTGAATATACAACTAATTTTTCAATCTACAAACTTATTCAATAATAATTTTTGTAGACACCTCAACCTTAGGATCAGCCTTTGGAATAGTGATGTCTAAAATACCATTATTGAATTTTGCCTTGGCTTTGTCACCAAGTAGATTGTCAGCGAGTTTAAAGGATCTCTTAAATGAGGAATGCTTCAACTCTTTCCAAAGGACAGTACCTTCTTGGGTTTCTTCCCTCTTGTTGCCAGCAATGGTGAGGACACTATCTTTAAAAGTAATGTCAACATCTTCTTTTGCTAAACCAGCAACTTCGGCAGTAATAACAAGTTTGTCGGGGAAATCTACTACGTCCACTCTTGGGTACGCAGATTTTGAGATAAAATCAACACCAAACTCTTGTTGTAGTGTTGGAAAATGTGCTTGCATTAATTTGTCAAACACCTTGTCGAATGAATCGACGAAATTGTCTCTCTGTGAGAGAAGTACAGGGTAACTTTTCATAGTACATTAATTTAATTTGTTAAACTTAAATTTTTGCAAGCCACCTTGGATGCACTTGCATAAATAAATATACTACATTTTCAAAAAAAATGCAACTCAATAAAAAAACCCGGACGGGGGTAGCGGTGTCCGGGTTTAAGTTGCCAATCGCAACTATACGGTCCTAAGACGTATATTAAGAACTCTTTTTAACTACTTCATACATAGTTTGCATCTCCTTCAAAAAGACATCAGTTGAAACGTAAGCCCAACCAAGTTGTTTTGCTTTACGCTCTGAAGGTGATTTGTATTGCGTACCATCTTCTGTTACATCTTCAATTAATAAAAACGTTACGTTAACATTTTTAGGGGAGTGTAGCCAGTATTGTGTTTGACCAAAGTATAGTAGTGGACGATCTGGTCTATTACCATTTGGTTTGACATAGTGTACTTGACTATGCATAAACATATTACCACCTTCGAAGCTCTTGAGTCTTTCTTCAGCTTCTTTTGTAGTTTGAGCTGATTTTGGTAACAGCTTAGCAAGCAAAGATGGATTAATTGGGTTACCATATCCACTCTTTTGAGCATCAAACTTAAAGTTGTTTGAAGAGTACTCATTCAATACGCTTTGAAGCTCTTCTTTTATGATTTGTTGTAGTTGATCTTTATTCATTTTATCACTATTGTATTGTGTTTGACTAATACTCATCGTTTGTTAACCCCACTGAATCATCCATCTCTCTAGGTTTCATTCTTGATGTGAAGGTATCACCAATACCTACATTACCATCTATAACAAATACTGATGGTTTTGCCGATATCTTTATTAACCCTACAAGATCTTCTTTTGTTTTTAACGTCTTATAGACTATTGCTAGTGACTTCTCAAGATCTGCTAACGTAGGTTCCCAATCGAACTTACTGAAGTACATTACATATTCATTACCTGACAAATATTTCACACTTATGCCATTTGGTAGAGCACCTTCATTGAGGTTCTTTTTCAGCTCCTCTCTTATAAGAGATTGTAGTTGTTGTTTATTCATTTTATATAAAATAAGTTTGTTCGTAATATAATAAGTCAAGTGGATTGTTTACATTGATTAACTTAGCTGCGTTTAAGAAATCAGAGTATTCCGCTACTGACTGTCTTTGTCCAATTCTTAGTGGTTGCAGAAAATCGAATGTTGCTAAGTCTGCTTGAAATAAAGCCATTGATGTTTTGTTATATGCATCATACAAAGCGTACTCCATATCATAAGCTTGACCAACTATATCAATTAGTGTGTTAAATGTAGCTTGTGTTCTTGGTGTTGGGATCTTTGGATCTACGTTCCAATCCACAAGGTACTTTTGTACTTCAGCTGAGTGCTCTAGTTCATTAGCTGCCTCTTTTGTAAAGAATGCAGCTGCTTTCAAGTAACCAACTCCTTGACACCAATTAGCTGCATTAACATAGAAGAAGTGAGCATTGTACTCATCTCCAATTCTTTCTTCTAGTAACTTAACGATTGGCTCTGCTAAGGTCTTTGGTTCTTTTATATTTGATGTGCTTGCAACTTGGGCTTGTACTTCTACAATAGCACCTTTAATAATTTCTTTTAACTGATTGTCAACTGGCTTCATTGATTGCTATCTTTTTTTGCTGATAATGCCCTAATGGTATTGAAAATTTGAGACATGGCATTTATATCTGATGTTGCTAATATCTTCAAGAATACATCAGCAAGATATTTGTCATCAATTGGTGGTAATTTTTCACCCTTTGCTACTTTACCTAAAACAACAGTTAAATACTCTGGTTTCACTACTCCAATTTGCTTCAAAGCTTGTATTGGTAACGATGCGCCCTTTAATGCAACACCATCAGCCTCTAAAACTGCTTTTAACTCTTCTCTGATGATATTAGATAATTGTGATTTGTTCATTACACAAAGTTTCTTATAAATATCTTGTTTTTTAGTTTAGGCATGCCCCTCACCAAACGAATCGGCAATATTTGGCTCAGCTACTAGCCCAGTCTCAATTTGTACTGTAGTTTCCATGCAATCTTTAACAATCTCTGCTGCTTTCTTTGCATCCTCCTCTTTACAATTGATAACAAACTCATCGTGAATCTGCAACATGATTCTAGCATCTAGATTGTGCTTCTTAAACTCTCTATGGATTCTGATAGCTGATCTATTCATAATAGATGCTGCAAGTGATTGGATTTGGAAGTTCTTAGCATTATTGAGACCGTTCTTATACTCCATTCTCAGCTGGATCAGTTTTTGTAGTTGATCAGGTGATTTCATCATCTTTTTCATCTGACCAAAGGTTCTTGGATCCATTAGATTGTCTTCAAAGTGACCATAAATCTGTGCTACTCGATCCAAGTGTCTGATACGACCGGTCTTTGACTTAATTTGACCAATAGTCTGTGCTCTCAAGTTAGTATCTGACATCCAACGTGCTAATTCAGGAAAACCTTCTAGGTATCCATCAATCAGGTGTTGTGCTTGTGCCGGTGCAATGCCAAGTGTTTGACCAATCTGCCAAGCACCTGCACCATATGGAATAGCGAGTGCAATAGACTTAGCTCTCTGTCTCAACTCTGGTCTAATATTCTTAACGTAATTATCATCTCTCTTGTTTGCAGACATACCCTTCAACTTGAAAGCTTGAATTGCAACTCTACTATAAAGATCCTCATTATTAACAAATACATTAATTAGGTTAGGATCACCACTAACTGAAGCAAATACTCTTGGTTCAAGAGAAGATTGATCACTAATAATAAACTTCCTACCTTTTTCGGCTATTAAGAAAGAGCGAAGTATGTTGTTAAACTTGAGTACTGTATCACTTACCTCACCTGGCTCAAGTATACGAGGAATCTGTTGGCAGTCTGAACTGAATCGACCACTAGTTGTACCATGTTGTTTGAAGTACCAGTAGTATCTACCATTCTCTTGACCTTCAAGGAATCGATCAACGTAAGAGCTCTTAATTTTTGTGAGCTTGTTAAAGTCACGCAACTTAGCAGCCCAACTATGATCTTTTGATAGTACCTCGATTAAGTCATCATTAAACTGATCATTACCTTTCCTTGTCTGTGAAATTGGTTCAATACCAAGATGATCAAAAGCGATTTGACCCATTTGCTGTTTACTTGCAATATTGATAAGAGCACCTTCGTCCTCTTTTAGTAGCTGTAAACTAACTGCAATGGACTTACTTTGTTCAAGATAAAGGTCTATACCAGTTTCCAAGAACTCTTTAACTGAAGGTTCAGTTACTAGCTGTATAGACTTGGCATTGAGTACATAATTGCCGTTTGCTGACTTTGGTAAATGAGTTTGCCCATTCATCTCAATTAATTTCTGTGCAAACGAACCTTTGCGTGATGGTGGATACTTTTTAAGTGCACGATTAACAATCCAATCTTGTACTTGAGTCATTGAAGCAAGATCTTGTATGATCTCATCTTCAAGTCTTTTCATCTCAGCTGTAATTTCACTATCAACTTGTTTAATGAGTGGAATGTCTAATTCAGTACCACCCTCTTCCATTGAAATAGTAACTTCTCTGTAAAGAGGCATTACCTCCTCAGTAAAGAAGAAGTCCCACAATCCTTGCTCTTTTAATAGAGGTAGATAGTGTGTCATTACTCGCAATGTTAAATCAGTATCCGCAGCAGCATATTTACCAAGCAAATCCATATCAGCTTTAAAGATCTCATAGTTGTCTTTTGCTGTTGAACCACCATTCTTCTTGATATTCTCCTTCATTAGGATCTGCTCTTCGTTGGCATCCTTTTCAGCATCTAGTTCAAGTTCATGTTGTAGCTCAATAGCAATATCCTTCAAACCAAATGGTCCATCTTCCTTCATAGTATGTCGAAGTAACATGGTATCACAAAATAAATCATCACGAAGATCGACACCATAGAAGTTCTTCGTGAATCTAATATCAAATGATCCGTTGTGCATTACTAGGTTCTTACCTTTAAGCATCTCAATTAGCTTGATAGCTAGATCATCACATTTTTTGTCATCTATGTAAAGATCAACAAGCTGTTCTTTATCAGTATCCCAAATTCTAGTTGGGAAGTAATAACCTATACCAATCTCACCTGATACTGAGAAACCAATAATCTTACCCGTTCGAGGATTAAGAGAATCAGTCTCAATATCGTATGCAATCATTGTAGATTCTGTGATATGACGGAAAAGGTCCATCAACTGGACCTTATCACGTACTATTATGTAGTGTTTTGTATCTGACATCTTAGAAAAAATCTTTACGACAGGATTGTCTTAGAAATTCAACATTTGATTTAACTATATTCATATCAATCTGACTCATGTCATATGTCTCCAAGAAATTGTGTGGAGTTGGCCTACGGGTAGTGTGATCCTTTTCAAAGTCTTGACCAAATGATGCTGCTAGGATTGGAAACACTGAATCTGTACTTCTCATCATTGGATGATCATAATACGCAAACTCAGTTGGGTCACCTTGACCTAAACAGTGGATTGGTTTAAGTAGTAAATTGCGGCTTTTCAAGTAATCGAATGCCATGTGACGAGCTTCTTTAATACCCTGATCATCTTTCCAATCTGATAGGAATGCTTGTGGTATTGCAATTTTTGAGAATCCAATTGTAGATACCCAATCTTGAATTACACCCCAATTGTAACACTCCAACCAATCCTCTTTAGTTTTACCTTGTGGGCAGAAGAAGATCTGAATATCATCTAGTAGACCCTCTTTTTCCATTCTAGCTTTGAAACTAACTGCATTCTTGATTGTTTCATCCTTATTGAAGAGAACATCAGGAGCAATTACTTCGTCTGGCATCAGATCATGGCAAATGTTAATAAGCACATCCTCTGTAACAAGAGCTCTTTCGGCTGCTGAGTTGTCTAATGTAATCCAGTATCCGTCATTACTGCATTGTAAGATGAAGTCTCTGTAGTGTGGGAATTGTACCCATAGGTGAGCAAGTGCAAATATGCGATTGCCCATCTTCATTGGCTCTAAATTAGAGACCGGTGATATAACATAAAAATCCATCTTAGTAACGTGATTGGTCTATAAGGTTAAAGAATTCTTGACGAGTACCAACTTCATTAGTCCAGAAGTATCCTGACATTTGTGATGTCTTCATAACACTATCCTGCTTAATACCTCTACACTTCACACAATTATGTTGAGACTCAATCACCACTGCAACACCTCTGTTACCAATACACAAACGATCAATGTGATCGTGAATCTGCTTAGTAAGTGACTCTTGGATGTTTGGTCTACGTGAATAGAAGTCTACAATGCGGTTTAGTTTACTTAAACCAATAACCATATCAGTCTTCTCTTTACCTGCAATATAGGCTACGTGAGCAACTCCGGTAAATGATAAGTTATGATGTGCACACAAGCTAACTACAGGAATACGAGTCTGACAAATTAGTCCAGTGTACCCTTCATCATTAGGAAATGCTTTAATCTCAGGTTCAGGATTGATTGCACCACTGATAAGGTCATTAACCCATGCTTTCGCAACCCTACGAGGTGTATTTTCACTATGTGGATCTGCTGCCCAGTCGTAACCAAGTGCAGTTAAGAATTTACCATAGTATTCAGCAGCTTGATCTATCATCTGCTGCTTCTCTTGATCGGTACGCACAATGTTACCGTTAGCCTTTGTAATTAGCTTCATAATTGTTTATAACTTTTAGTCTTTTATTAAATGTAGTAAATATTTTCTGACATTCCAACTCTATTGGTTTATTATCAGCTATTTCAAAAGGTTCCACATCCTTTGTGTCCTTTCTTAGTTCATATCTACGTTTTCTTTCTTCAGTGGGCACTTCAAGCCACACCATTTCCACATCAGGAAACTCTTGTAAGACAAAGTCTACAATAGTATTCTGTCTAATACCATCAACCACAACGTGTGGATACTGTTCTGCATAATAATATAAATTCACGCAAATAGATCTTGCAATCTCCAAGTCTAGGTGCGTAGATTCCTGCAATTTACTTCGATCTGTTGTTTGCATTATACCCTTCACAATATTAGACACAATGATCCTTTTGGCATCTGGATACATTGTTGATTTACCACTACATATTCTACCGAATAGTAGTGTAATCTTATTTGTAGACGATTGCTCCATTCTCATTGTCCTCCGATACTGTTACTGATAAACAATCAAATTGCTCTAACACTTCTTTTGCAAGCATTTCACATGATCTGGAACCAAAGTCACACATTCCAAGCTCTGGTTTATAGTACTTACCAAAGTACTTCTTTACCTCATGCTTAAACATAATGAACTCCACATCCCTATCATCGTGGAATACTTCCTTTTTACATTCTACGTGAAATACGTGTCTATGTGGATCAGAGAGATATGCAACTTCTTGAAACATCTCTCTAGCAGCTGGCCAGCAATGTAAGCCTTCTACTTCTAATTTTACAAATATAACTGTTCTCATATAACAAAAATACTAAATAAAAATGAAAAAGCCAACTTTTGGTTGGCTTTTCCTAAAAAAAATTCTAAAATAAAATTAGTCCTTAATAGTAAATCTAGTTGTGCTCTGTAGAATAGGCACATTCAATAAATTAATTGATACACCAAACAAAGGCTTCTTGTTAATTAAATCATATCCAACAAATCCACCATATTTTGCATAACCAACAACAGCACCAACTGGGAACGATGTGATAAGTTCACCACCATTAGTTACATCAGGTGCGATACCAAAATTAACACCACCACCGAAGAAGAATTTATTTTCTACTGTGATAGAGCTATCTTGATGTACTACTCCATTAGCATATGTAAAGATGTAGGAGTAACCAATCAAGATTGGTGTTGTTAGTTTGTATTGACCATCAATCTTTTCAATTTGAGTGAAGGTCAATTGTAGTGCTGGTGTTCTCATTGTCATATCAACAGTGTAGTCACCAAGCATGTTGTTTCTGAAGCTAGTCTTCAGTGCATCTGTTTTAATAGTGCGAACCTGATCCGAGTTTGGTCTAAAGGTTTGCGCTGAGACAATACCAACAGACAGTAGTAGTGTAACGAGTAGTAATAGTTTTTTCATCATTTTATTTTTATTTGTTTAACTTATTTTTCCAACCAAATAGTTTGTTATCATCGTTGAATCTCCAACCAACAGTTAATATAGAATACTGACCAAATGCTGGACTCCAAGCTAATGCTTCGGCTGTAAATACCAAATCGGATTTTTTAGTTGGTCTTTTAACAAGCAACTGAGCATAGATTGAAGATGGTAATACTCTAACACCTACAGTCAAGTCCATATTGTAGTCAACCGGTAAACCAACACCAACCTTACCAGTAAGTAGAGTTGGGAAAGCAATGCCACCTTGATAATCTACAATGAACCCACTTGGATATCTAACAGTTGCACCAACTAAAGAGGATGCTCCTGGAAAGATTGGTATTACTCCGGTTGATATACCGGCATTAATTTCAGAGTAGGTTATTCTGCTTTGTGCAGAAACTCCAACAGTCAATAAACAAAATGTTAATAGTGTAATAAGTTTTTTCATATTATTCGACAGTTTGAATTACCCAAAAGTCATCGGCTAAGCCTCTACCAGTTAAATATTCATATGGCATATAAAAATAACCTTTATCACCCCATTTTTCGCCCCAAGAATTTCTTACAATGAATCTACCACCTTCTAAACTGTCATCATATCCAACAGCTAGTACAGCATGTCCGCCATATGATTTCTCAGATGTTAATGGCCAAGGCATCATACCAGTTCTTGCAACTTCTCTTGTCATAAAGGACTCATATACTGCAAATCCAAATACAAATGGTAAACCACTTGCTAAGCATGACTTGAAACTGTCAAGTGTTCTTGGTACACGACTATATGTTAAGGATTGATAATCCTTAGCTGTTCTGTAAAGCTTTCTTGGTGGCTTCTTAGTAAACTGTGTAATATCATATGGCCAAAGGTCTTCATTACAAACACCATCGGTATGTACAGACTTAATACAGTCTCTTAACATTGCACCACTATCTTGTTTGATAGTACCAAGTGCTTTTCTACCATTATAGTAGATAAACAAACGAGATGGTACAAAAAAGTCTTCCTTCTGCTTTTTCAGATTAAACATATAAGCACCAGCAGTTGCCTGTCCAGTACAAGATCCTAATGAACCTTGATTGAAAATTGGACTATCCATCTCACGTAAGTCTACCTTTGTAGGTAATTCTTCTGCCATTGGAGGCAGTGTGAGCATATAGTCACGGTGGTCAGGAGTATCAGGAATCCAACCTAATAGTCCTGGTGCTTGAAAGTTGTCTTGTTCGTCAAAGATTTCCATAGGAGTGTTTTCCTATAAATAGTCTTACTTTACGTCTTTTGCACCTTGCCACTGGCCGGTATAAGCATCTGCACTGTAGTTTTCAAACAGTACTATCTGAGCAACACGAGCACCTTTCTCAACTACTAATTGCTTAGTAGCAACTAATATAGCACCCATTTCATCTACTTCAAAACCTGGATCATATACACCTGACGTAATGATGCCACCACATCTTAGTACACTAGATCTATGTCTTATAAATGCAGTGTGGTGAGTGTCTAGTTTTACACCTTGTTCAAAGGTTAGTGAGTAGGTACCTGGATCTAGCTTGAATAACAGCTTACCAACCTCACTCATATATGGTGTAACTTCTGTATACTCTTCAACGGCCGTTTTATCAACCATAACAGCTCCGCCATTGATACTCTTTACTGATTTTAAGGTTAAATCATAACCAACTTGTGCTTTGCTACCTAAACCTCTTGTATTAAGATATTGTAGCTGCATATCTGCATTTAGAATCAATCTCTTGTACAAGAGCTCGTACTTTTTTACCTAGATCTACATCATTAGGTGTAGTTTTCACCATGTTAATGATAATTTGTGTTAGTGTATCCATATTATACGTTTAATGTTTTGTTTCCTTTTCTACTATTGTTAGTTCTCTTAGTCCAGACAAGGTTTTCTCTTACCGTAATTTCATGCGGTGTAAGTCCGTCCTGAAATGCTTTGCTTCTAGGGTACTTGTGGTCAAGAGTTGGATAGTTTTTGTGGTGAGGATCTAATTTTAGATAATCCTTAATATACTCACCATCGTAATAGTCATAACCATCCCACTCAAACAACATCTCCTTTCGCATTTTTCTTGTTAAACTGTCACATTTTTTGTAATACCGTTTCCAATCTTTGTTATTTCTCCAATCTACTATAATACCCTTGTCTAACTTAGTCTGGAGCATTTTTTGAATAGCTTCCGGAGTATTTGCTCTTGCTCTCCTATTCTCTGTTTGTGGAGGTTTAACATTAATGCTTTGCCAAGTATGATAGCATTTCTTAGAGCAGAAATAATTTGCACTAACCTTATTCTTTCTGACTTTTAGTGCAACTTCACACTGTTCACACTGCTCGTCTTTGAATCCGTAGGCTATTCGACACTCCTCGCTACAGAACTTATTAATGTGCTGTTTTACTGTTTTGCTAGTAAAAGCACTATTACATTTTGTACATAGGTACTCTACCTCAGTTTGGTGATATCCTTTCATACTATTTTATTTATAATAAATAGTCCGATTTAAGGTTTTATCCCAAGCTAATTACACATTAAGCGTCTGATTATAGGCTGATATATGTAATCTCGTGAGACCAGTGAATCGGTATTTCTTTGCCATTTCCAATACAAACTGAGTTCTTTCATGGAAATCTGCTTGATCATCCAATCCGGGCATACAGACAACATTCTTTAGTGGAATGTTGAATGGCTTAACAAAGTCCTCAAACAATTCCTTAACGTCATCTTCCGTACTAATAACAAACTTGAATTGATAGTTGTCGTGTTCCATAATACGCTCAATAGCATGTGGTACAATTCTCTGCTTGATTGTCATACCAGAGTTGGCTAGTTTAGGTGAACAGTTAATCTGATCA